AGTTCGCGCTGCTTGACCTCGAAAATGTCGCCCTGCCCGAACTGTCCGCCGATGCCGTACTTGATGCCGCGCGTCTTTTCCACCCGGATGACCAGTTCGGCCATCGTCTGCCGCGACACGCTCTCCCCGCCCATCGCGAGGGGAAGCGTCTCGATCTCTCCGGAATAAGGCAGGCCGACCGTGATGGTCGTGGCCTCGAAATCGAGCGTCACCTGTCCGTCCTCGACCGTCAGCCCTTCGATCACGTAGCCGTCAGCGAACGCGGTGACGGTTTCGCCTTCGAGATGCCACAGCCCGGTGATGGTGTCGGTCGGCTCTTCGGTCTTCTGCGTCACCGCGCAGTCGAGATAGCAGCTATCGACCAAGTTCTCAGCCACCAGCAGCGGCAGCGCCATGCGCTCGATGAATATCTTCTCTTCGCCAGCCAGCGTGCGCCTGACCGCGAGATAGACCCGGTCCACGCCTTCTTCGGTGATGCAGGCGACTTGCAGCACCGTTCCGCTCGTCTCGCACAGCGTCCAGCCCCACACCTGCTGTTCCTGCTCCCATGTCAGGCACAGCAACTTGCCATCCGAGCGCACCGCCCACACCGCCGCATAAGGCTCGCGCTGGAAAGCCCACGAGACGATCTCGTAACCATCGAAGAAGTGAGGCGAGAAGATCGCCACATTGTCTGATTTGTAGCCGTCGATCTCGAAGGTGTAGCCGAGCGCGCGGACGCTCGACCCTTGACTTGGTCGGAACAGCAGTACCGTGTCGATGACCAGCGGCTTCAGTCGCTTCGATCCCTGCCCCAACTGGCGCGTCGAAACCGGCTGCTGCGCGGTGATCGCGCTCCCTTCGCTGCCGCCGTTGATGGCGAAGATCGCGTCCGAGGTCAGCGCGATCAGGCTCTTCATGCTCGCCAGCATCGAGATCGAGTTCACCCGGTCGGATACGATCCCGATGACGAATGCGTCGTCCGCCTTGCCGGGCCGCGAGCGGTCCATGTTCTCGAAGTCGGCGGCCTGACTGCGCCACACGCCATTCGGCTTGTTGAGCGTGCGAGCCCAGTAGAGCGACTGTTGATGCAGCGCCACCGTCGAGGGATAGTTGCCCGTGCCCACGAACGGATTGTCGCCAAGGCGCGGGCCGTCCGAATAGTCGGGCTGGACGCCGCCGTTGCCATCGGTGAACGAGTTCGTCTCGGCGATGCCGATGTAGCCGAAGCTGCTGTCGTTTTCGCTCTTGTAAACGAGGTAGTAGGCCGCAGCCGGATCGGCGGTCCATGTGACCGTGTTGTAGTTGTCGCGCAGCGACAGGTCGTTGGAAGCGCCATCGATATTCGACAGATGCCCAACTTGCCCGCTCTGCGACACTGATGCGACCGCATAGCGTGCGTTGACCGGGAAGAAGTCACCCGATGGCGCGTTGGGAGAAGTCGGCGTCGCGGTGAGCCCGGTTGGCGCGGCGATGGTCGGGCCGAACGACACCGGATCGAACGACCAGTCGATATGGCCCGCGCGCGTCAGCTTTTGCGGCGGATAATTCAGGTGCCCGAAATACACCACGTCCGCCGTCTGCGTGTAATCGACGCCGACCAGATCGACCGCGTTGTAGGGCGTTCCCGCCTTGTAGAGCCGCGCCGCGCCCATCACACAAACGTCTCGTATTCCGGCAGCTTCCACCACGGAGGGTCGTAGCCGGGGATGGTGATGTCGGGATCGGACGGCGGATCGACCACCGGGGGCACGACGGGAGGAGTGGGCGGCGTGGGCGGCGGCCCGGCGTTGAGCGTCCCATCGGACGAGACGAACGCAGCGAAGCCGGTGCTGTCGATATCGACCGTCACGGTGCTCGCGTCGGGAGCCGTCAGCACGTTCACCGTGCGGCCATTGAGTTCGACGGTGCCCTCGATCCCGTAGAGGTAAATCCGGTCGCCCACCGCATAGCCGTGGAACGGGATTGTCAGTGTGGTCGGATTGCCAAGCGTTATGGCGGTGATCTTGGTGTTCTGCTCGATCACGAACCCGCCCAAGGCGGCGGGCCGCATGAACCCCTGCCCCATAGTGAGGACATAGGCTTGCTCGATGGAGAACTGGAACGGCACCAGCCGCAAGTCGTTTTCGCTGTCATCCCATTCGCCGACGAGCTTTGTGCCGGGGCGAAAGGTCACGCCGCCATACTTCTGCACGAGGAAGTTGCGCGCCAGCTTCAGCCCGGCGGCATACTGCGGTGTGTCGATCCGGCCATAGAGGTTCGGACCGATCTCGCCCTTCGAGAAATTGGGAAGGACCGCGCGTGCCATCAGTAGCCGGTCACCGAAGGATGGGCCACCGGATCGAGCGGATAGTTGCCGGTGAAGTTCGGGTCGAGGCCAGCGCCGCGCACGAGTTCGGTTTCGGTCGGCTTGTTGCCATAGGTGGGCCGGTTGCGGTTGAGGTCGTTGGCGATCACCCGCATCCGTTCGGTTTCGGCGCGCGTCGCAAGATCGGCGGCCACGCGGTCGTCCTTGGTGATCGCGCGGCAAATGCGCGCCGCCAGTTCGAGGACGACGATCTCCTTGAACAGCACCGTGAAGTCGGCTTCGGTGATGTCGAAGCTGGTGTATTCGAGCGTCGCGAACTCGATCCGCGAGTAGATCGTCGAACCGTTCTGCATGAACAGCGGACGGTCGCCGAATACGTTGCCGATCATGTAGGCGTAGCTCTGGAACGTCCAGCCGGACCAGCCCTGCCCGGTGAGGTCGAGGACGCTTTTCGGGTAGGCCATGTCGGCGGGCTTGGCGAAGGCATAGCCCCATTCGGTCGCGCGGTCGTTGGGGATCGCTGCCAGATCGCCGCGCTTGGTGGCGAGGTTCCAGTGATAGAGTTCGAGCAGCGAGCCCACCACGCTCGTATAGAAGCGGCGGCATTCGCGCGCCTCGGGGCTGTTCTCATCCTTGTCCTGCACCGGATCGGCGGGCAGCAGCGCCAGCGCCTCGTTGAAGATCAGGGTTTGGCTGATGTCAGGCTTGAAGCTCATCGCGCCTTCTCCTTCCCCATCTCTCTACTACCGCACCGACGCCCGCGCAATTCACGCGACCCGCAGCCGGTATTGACCGATGGCGTGACCCCTGCTGTTCACCGCCACCGCCAGCCGCCCCCACTTTGTCTTGTGTGCGTCGATATACTTGGCGAACCCACCGCCCGGCATGTCGGTGCTGAACGGCCCAACCACCGTCGCTCCGAGATCGCGGCTGTAATAGAGGCCATAGACCCCGCCCGGATACGACCAGCCGAGCAGCCACAGGCACGGGTTGCTGTCGCCGGGGAACGGCGCGCCGAACGCCATGCTGACAGTGTTGCGCACACCGCTTATCAGGCTGATCGTGTCGGTCGCGATGGTATAGACCGCCACCCGGTTGCCCGAATTGAGCGGGTCGCCGGGCAGGTAGTTCGAGCGGAACACCAGATGGCCGAGCCCGTCGCACAGCAGTTTGGTGTCGTAGAACGCCCAGTTGGCGAACCATGCCGGATGCCCGTCGTGAATACGGCGGAAGTTGCCGAAGTCTCCGGGCGCCATGTGATAGATGCCCGCCCACCCGAGCGGGTCGAACATCCAGTCGCTATCGGGCGCCACATTGGCCGTCGCGCCGATGTTGACGACGTAGAAGTTGCCGGGGTTGGCGTTGTCGTGCGCGACCAGATGGTGCATGTCGGAGAAGTTCGAGCCTTGGAAACCGTAGTATCCATCCGTGGCAGTATCGAGGTCGATAGGCACATCCCCTTCGAGGAAGAAGTTTATGTCCTGCCACGGCGTCGCCCCGTTATCGGCAGTGTATTGCGGCTTGCAGCCATAGCGGCTCGGAAACACCAGCGCCTTGCCGACCGGACCGGCAGCGCAGCCGCCGCACTCCCACACCGCCGCCGGACCTTGCGCGGGCTGGTTCGGGGGAAGCACCCAATTGTAGCCATCGGTTGTGTAGCAGAAGCCCGGAGTGTTGTTCTGCCCGGCACGGGTCGAGCGGCAGATGATGTAGTCTTCGTCTGGACCGACCGAAAGGCAGTGAGCGTCCGACAGAAAGGTGGGATACTTGTGGACCGTGGAGCCGTGCCCCCTCGATCCGTCTTCCCAATGCGTGATGCGAAGGTCTTGACCACCGCAGATGAGCTTGTCCCCCGCCCATACTACGCACTGTCCGACGATCTCTTCGATCCCCGCGCAGTCTTCTTCCCATTCCGGCCAAGCCGAACTGTAAACGTCGCTGCTGGCGCTGGCTCCGGCGAGGGGGAACGAAGCGAGAGGCGTGCGAGTAATGCCGAGACCGATAGGCGCCCAAACGTACCCGCCAGCGACCACCCAACAACTCGTCGCGAAGCCGTTGTGATCGTAGCGGTACTTGCTGGCGACGAGCGGGCGGTGACGCGGCTTGGTCTGATTGAACGCCCGCGCCAGCGCTCCGTCGCCGACGAAAGCCACGAAGGTGGAACCGTTCTGCGTGTGGATGAAGTCCTGGCTCTGCCGCACCGCCCAATAGCCGCCGCCAGCGCTGTAGCGCGGGTCGGGAACGATGAACTGGTACTCGTAATTGCTCCCGAGCGCCGGATCGATCGACACCCACCCGCCGCCGCTCGTCCACTTCATAATGTTGTTGACCGGAACGACGCCGGGATTGGTCTTGTCGCACTTGCAGGCGTAGAGCGCACCGTTGATCCAGACCAGTCCGCTCACGGCCTCGATCCCGCTCGCTGCGGTGATGTTGGTTCCGGTCACGCCGCCATCTTCGGAGAGCCAGACGCCCTGCCCGCAGGGAGCGAAGGCCACGCGGCTGTGACGGGTTCCCGCTCCCCCGACGAGCGCGCTGGTCGGATCGACCGCAATCAGACCGTAGCGGTGCGTGGCGTCGGCAGGGTGGCTCGGATCGGGGCACCATGACCCGTCAACCATCGTTGCTCCGGCATCGAGCGTGTAGCGCAGCCCGTGTTGGCCCATGAAGATGTAGTAAACGTCCTCATCGGTCGGATCGGTCGAGCCCTTGTTGCCGTAAGCCCGACCCCCGCCGCCATTGGCATCGACCGCCAAGCCGATGATCGCCGTATTGGTGAAGTTTTCCCCGTCCGAAGTAACCACCACCCGGTCGCGGGTAGTCATGTAGATGCGAGTGTTGCTCGTGCCGCCGAAGCCCGCATGATAGCCGCCCGCCACGCCTCCGGGATAGTTGGTGCTGATGACGCCACTCGGAACCTTACCCGCCCGGCAAAGGCCGATCCATTCGTCATCGTCAACCGCCTTCTTGTAGGTCTGGCATACGTCGGCCCAACAGAGCAGCATCGTGCCGTCCGCTGACGCCGCCGCGCCCGTGAGCCAGCCGTTGCCGCCGTGCTGGCTGCTCTCCCAGTCAATGGTTCCAAGAACGGTGTCGCCGTTCCTCATCATAGTGTCCTTAGCTGAAGGGCTGCGAGGCGGGTGAGTTCTGTAGCGCGTTCGGCGCTATTGAGAGCGATGTTCCAGATCACCATTTCGGCGAACTTCGGGCAATTGAACCACTGGCTAGGCGTGATCGCCGCGAGGTATCCGAACAGTGCAAGGTTGAAGGTGTCGATGAAGTCGAGACCGGCTTCGTCAACCGCCACCGCCGTCCCAGCTACGCCGTCCCTATAGGGGGTGATGAAGTCGCCGTCACAGACCAGCATCACCACGCGGTCGGTGTTGTCCCACATGCCGGTGTAGCGGTTGGTCGTGGTCGGACTGCCCCCGGTTGGGTTGCCGGTGCCGGGATCGTCGCGGTAGAACCACGTCAGGTCCGCTCCGGCACCGCTCCGTGATTGCAAAGGTGCAGCAATCGGATTTCCGTTGTCCGACCCGCGCATGCTCAGGAAGGTCGTGGCGGAAGCCGGATTGGCTTGAACCGCAGCGGCAATCGTCCACACGCCGTCGATGTGCTGGAACGGGAACTCTCCGTTGTTGACGGCCAGCTTAAGGAGGTCGTCCACCCCGTCCGCGGTGATGTATTTTCGGCCGCCCGTGTTGCGCCACAAGGGTCGCGTGCCATCGTTGGCGCGGGCGGTCAGGTGCCGCGCGTTCGGGGTCATGTTTTGTAGGGTGCCGACAACGGTGCTGTCAGCAGACACCGCGCCGGTCCCGTCGATGTTCTGGAACAGCTTGCTCTCGTACTGCGCCGACCACTGCGCCACGGCAGCTTCCGGTCTGGTCGGCGCGCCCGCCCAAATCGTGGTGATGGTATGGGTATCGGAGATCGAAGGATCGCCAGTGACGAAAGTGTTCTCGCGCGTGACGCCCGCCGATCCGGCTGCGACGATCCGGCTTTCCAGTTGGTAGCCAAGCTGCCAAGTGAAATTGGCCGCCGTGGTATAGGCTCCCCAAGAGGTTCCATCGTGAATGCGGTAGTCTCCGCCGCCGCCGCTGTTGGAGAACGTGCCGTTGATGACTGCGCCCGCAACCACGCCCGCCAGCGTGACGGTGCTGGTATAGGTCTGCCCGAGCGTAGCGCCCGTGTTGTCGGTGAAACTGATCGCGCTCGGCAATGTGTCGTAGTAGAGCACTTCGACCGTCGCCGCGCTCGTCGCCACTTCGTCGGCGAGGCTGGTCCGCTCGAACACGATGTCGTAGGTGCCATCGGTATCGAAGTCGTCCGGAGCCTCGAAGTTCTTCACCGCGTTGTCCATGAACCGGAGCGTGAAGGAGGTTCCGGGCTGATCGCCGATCAACTCGAACATGATCCGGTCGTCGCCGCCAAGCGACAGATGCACCGGACCGTCGAGCGTGATCACCTGCGCCAGCGCGAAGCCTTCATAGACTTCGATGGTCAACGGCGAGGGCGATGTAATCGCCGGAACCGCCGCCGTGCCGTGCAGCACGACGTTCGACCATTCGCTGAATATCTCGGGCGAGTTCTCGACCCGGATGCGGATGTAACTCACCGCAGGCGACGATATGCCCGCCAGCGCAGCGTTGATCGCCGCGAGATCGGTTGCCACCACGCCGGTCATGGTGATCGTGTCGTTGACCGTCTCGCTGGCGAAGGCATAATCGCTCGCCGCGACGATCCGCACGTCGTCGCCGACTTGGTGATCGGCGTAGAAGTCTGCCGAGATCGTCACCGGATACGCGGTCGGCGCACTCGTCAGCACGATCAGCGGCGCTGAGAGCGTTGGTTCCAGCCCCCCGCCACCCCCGGCATAAGCTGCTGCCGCGACGGCGAACCTGTGTTCGAGGCTTCCTGTCCCTACCCCCGTCTCGGCTTCAAGCGCATCGACGATCCGCTTCAGCAGGCCCGCTTGGTTCAAGTTCTCTTCCGCGCCGCTGGTGCCCGAGATCGTTTCCAGCGCCAGCGCGGTGCGCAGCATGAAGCCGTGGATGTTGCCGTTGGCCGTGTTCGAGACGCCCGCCAGTTCTTCGGCGGTAAGGGCGATCTTGTGCCACAGCCCTTCTTCGTTGTCGTTGCCCACCTGCACGCTGGTCAGCGCTTCGAACGCGGTCAGAGCAGCCTTCAGTTGAGCGGTGTCCGGCATGGCTTACCCTAACAAAACGGGCGGGAGACAACCAGTGCCGCCCGCCCGCTCCCGTGACAAACAGGTGGACGCTTATTCTTCCACGCCGAGCGCACGCAGCAAGCCGACGCGGGGCTTCTCGCGGTCCTGTTCGGCAGCGATGGCGGCGGCCCTGTCCTCGTCGGACAGTGCGGCGATCTCATCGTCGCTGATCTCGTCGAGAGTGCGCCCGATGAACGTCTCGGCGTTGAACGGCTCGCCCCGCCCGGTAGAGCCGGTTTCCGTGCCGTTGGTGCCGTTCTGCGTGCCGAACTCAGCATCGCCTGCGCCTGCCGTGCCTGCCGTCTGCTCGGTCGCCGAAAGCCGCATCACGGCTTCTTCCTCGACGCCCTCGTTCTGCTCTTCGGCGCTGGCCTGCATCTCGGCGAAGCCGGGGCGGCCCTGCGCGACCAGCAGCGCTTCGCCGTTGGCGTAGCCATCGGTCATCTGCATCGAGCCGGGCGGCACCTGCTGCGGCATCGTCGGAGCCGGACCAGTCGGGCCAATGGCCGCAACTTCGGTCGGCAGCAGCACCGGAGCCTCGCCCGGCTCGGCGAGATTGGGCGTGTTGCTTCGGCCCTTCTCGTCGGTGCTGATGTCCATCTTGTCGGTGTCGATGTTGACGATGACGCCAGCCGGACGCAGCGTGCCGGTCTGATCGAAGAACGGGGTCGTCGTGACCTTCTGCTCGACTGCCATGTTCATTGTCCTCTTCTTGCCTTCGCGAAGGAAACGCGGGAACTGGCCCCGCGCTCCCGGTTATCAGTAGCCCGTGACGCTCGGAACGTAGGGCTGGTGGTCGGTGATCTCGACGAGGTTGGTCGTGACCGTGCCTGCGGTGAAGTCGCCGACCGTGATATACTGCACCGCGAGGTAGCGCTTGGTCACGTCCGGCACCGGAACGTCGAGGATTTCCGCCCCTGCCGTCAGCGAAGCGGTGACCACCGCCGTCCCCGACGCCAGCACGTCCGGCGAGGACATGTTGGAGTTCGCCGACTGGATGACCTGCGCCTGCACGCTGGTCCCGCCCGCGAAGGCGGTCCCGACGAGAGCCTGAATGCGCTTCGGATAGCCGCGTCCGATGTTGCGGTTGGCCGAGAGCAGGTCGATCACGTTGGTCGAGACGATGGTGCCAGCCGCAGGCGTGAACAAGTCCTGCGCGTCGGAGAAGCGGTTCTGTGCGTCGATAATCATGGCTCGTTGGTCCCTTCTCGTTGAGCGGTTAGCTGACCTGCGCCTCGTTGGTGTTGAGCGCGTCGATACGGCGGATCGGCACGCCGTCGAAGTTGAGCGTGGCCGAGCCGCCCTGCTGATCGAGCGACAGGAAGGCGTTCTTCTTCTGCACCAACTGGCGGCGCAGGTAGGCGCGCACCACTCGCGGAACGTAGAACGCCAGCCGGACGCCTTCCTGCGCCTGAATGGTTTCCAGCGCGCGGATCATCAAGTCTTGCAGGTCCGGCCCGGTCGCCGCGTTATAGGTCAGCAGCGTCGGATCGATGTTGGCGATCCGCACCGCGTAGCGCCAATCCTTGACCATCAGGCCGCAGCGCCACACCCAATGGTCGCGGTAGCCCATGTAGAGGTTGCCGTTGGCGTCGGTCAGCGCCATCGCGTCCGAGCCCGCAGCCGGGCTGGTCGCGTCCTCGTGCTGAAGGCCGCCGATCGTGCCCTTGGGATAGAGCCCGGTGATCGTCTCGTCGGACCAGCCGACCAGCCAGATCGAGCGCAGCGCCGAGCCGGTGCCGCCCGCGTTGATGACGTTGGCCGCCGTCTGGCTGACCGCCGTGGACAGCGAGTTGTAGCGCGGCGCGAGCCCCATGTAGCCCTTCGGGTTGGTCGTCGAGTTGCCGTAGAACACGTTGGTCGTCATCGTGTGCGCGAAGCCGATCATGTGCGGGCGGGCTTGGCGGAGCCGGAAGGCTTCCGGATTGCCCGACAGCAGCGCCAGTTCGCGGTCGCACTGGCTGAAGTCTTCCAAGAGCGCGCAGGTCTCTTCGATGGGGGCGGTCGCGCCCTTCGTCACCGGCACGCCCTCGTTGATCGCGCGGAACGACGGGGTGGGCAGCGCGGTACGCACGCTGTCGCGGTGGCCCGTGACAAGGTTGCCCTCCATCCACGTCATGTCTTGCAGGACTTCGGTGTTCTGCGTGAGGACTTCGGCGGTGTCGAACTGCGAGCCGTCCGGCGCGATCTCGCCGAGAACGTCGAGCAGGGTGGCTACGCCGGAACCGATGACTGCCATGATGCTTGCCCCTTCTTCTTCAGGTGGTCTGACGGTGCGGGTAGTATTTCGCTTCCCGCGAGAGTTTGGTCTGCGGCGTCGCTCCGTGCCGCTCGAAGTCGCTGTCCTCGCCGATGGCCTTGCCCGCGCGGTAGAACGCGAACAGCATCGCCGGATGGTTGCCGAGCCCGGTCGTTTTCAGGAAATCGCGGAACGTCCCCGGCTCCATCTCGCCGGTCTCGGTATTGACCTTGGCGTTCGGGAACAGCAGCGGCGCTCCGTTCGCATCGGTCGTGAAGCGGTCGATGGCCTTGGCGCTGGCGGTCATCACCGCGTCCATGTTCTCGCCCGCGAACACCGGGCTGGCCTCGATAGCCGTGCCGTCCGACAGCGAGCCGCCCTGCACATAGGCCCGGCCATCGGTTTCCCACGCCTTGCGCTGCGCCACGACGCTCTCGACCATCGCCTTGTTGACCGCGCGCTCGACGATGGGGATGCCCTTCGCGGCGAGTTCGCCGAAGCCCTTGTTCGAGAGGTTGAGTTCGCGCGCGAGAGGGGCGATCTCGGCTATGCCCTCGGGATCGAGCGCGACGCCATCGGGAAGCTCGGGCTCGTAATCGCCCTCGGGCGCGCCGATCAGGTCGCTCGGCTTCTGCTCGCCTTCTTCGCCATCCTCACCGCCCTGCGGTTCCCCTTCTTCACCGCTCTCATCACCCGCTGCTGACGCGTCGGGAACAGCAGCGAGGCCGCCAGCGTCATCAAGTGCATCGCCACCTTCGGCGTCACCCTGCTGGCCCTCGGTCGGGGGAGTTGTCCCCTCCGTAGTCGAGGTAGTCGTATCCGTCGCTGCGGCTGCGTCCGTCTGGATCGCCGGGGCGGAGTTCGTCGCGTCTGTCGTCTGTTCGTCTGCCAATGGTCGTCTCCTTTAGGGTAGCGGCTTCCTCGGTGAGTATTTGCAGCAAGGCGTCAGGGACGCGCGTTTGCAGCGTGTTGAGGAAGTCGAGGCCCAGAGAACGACGCCCCTCCCACCAAGGGAGTAGGGCTGGATTGGCTCCGTAGCCCCCTCGCAATACATTCGCGTCCATCAGGATGCAATAGGCAAAGCGGCGGAACGCAGGGGACAACATCAGGCTCTCGACATCCATCGCCAAGAGTTCGGCGCGCGTGAGGCGTTGGCGGCGCGACTGATTGGTCTGTTCTTCAGGCACCGATCATCCGTTCGAGCATGTTCTGTCCGCCGACATTGGTACGCGACAGCAGTTCGGCGGCAGCGGCGCCCTCGCGTGCGGCAGGCATTGCGGCGGCAGCGGCGGCCATGTTCTGCTGCTGCGCCCGGTCGGCACGCATCTTCGCCACCACTTCGTCGGTGCGGATGATCGACGGCGGCGTGCCCGCGCCTGTGGCAAACTCGTCGATGGCCTGATCGAAGTCGAACTTGTCGAACGCCTCGGGATTGGCTCCGCCGAGATAGCCGACGAACTGCGCGGTCTTCTGGATGTCGCCGAGCCGCGCCGCCTTCTGCACCTGTGCGAGCGTCGAAATGAAATCCACCCGCAGCGGCTGGCCCTGCAACTCCTTCGGAGCCGGGGGAAGCTGGCCGTAGCGCATCAGGATCGCGAACGCGCGGTCAACCACCACTTCCAGCTTCTCGACGTTGACCCGCTCGACCACCGGGCCAAGTTGCGTCAGCTTCTCTTCGTTGCGCAGGAACAGTTCTTCGGTGTTGCGCGGCTGCACGCCCTCCATTTCGGTGATCGCGAAGAACAGGTCGGCGTAGAACGCTTCCGCGACGTTGTTGGCGAGATCGTCTTCCTCTTCGCGGAAGAACTGCACCAGCCGGGGATCGGGCGTGTAGATCGGCCCCGTCGCCTGAATGTCCAGCGCCGAGCCGAACGTGATCGTGCCGGGATCGAGCGTCAGGAACGTGTTGGCGAGGCCAATCGGCGCCCCCATCGGCGGACGGTCGAGGCGATCGATGTTGCGGCCCCGGCGCTTGGCGGCGAGTTGCAGATTGCGAAGATCGGGCAGCGCGTCATAGCCCGGCCCATCGCCGTAGATCACTTCGCCGCCAGTCTCGACCCACCGGGGCGCGTAGAACGGCTTTTCGTCGAACCCGCTCTCGCGCAGCAGCACGTCCTTCGACGACTGGCCTTCTTCCCACCACAGCGAGGCGTAAGCCTTGTTCTTCACGTCGATCTTCGTCGCGTCGCGGAAATCGCGCGGCTCGATGGCGTGCATCACCGGCACGATGGTCTCGTAATTGGAGTTGTCCCAAGCGTTCTTGACCGCCTTCGAGACAACGCCCCATCCACGCTGGCGGACGAAGTTCTCGACGAGGTTGCGCACCGTCAGGAACACGCGGCGGTAGAGTGTGTCGGCGATCAGGCCCCGGTCGTTGGCGATCCAGTATTCGCCCGCCGTCAGCGCGTGCGTGACCATGCCGTAATAGGGATCGTCCACCATCACGCCCGCTTCGGTCCCGAAGCAGCCGAGTTCGGCGTAACCGACCTTCACCGCGTTGTAGAAGTTCGTCCCTGCGAGGAAGTCGTAGGTCAGCCCTTCGACCTCGGCCAGCCATTCCTTGATCGGCTGGTATTCGTTCATCTCGGGATAGGGCGTCTTCAGCTTGAACCACGGGCGCGAGGGCGATGACAGCCCGCTCGTCATGCCAGCGGTCAGTATGCGCGCCGCCCGTCGCCCCTTCGATGAATGCAGCGCGTTGTTGGCCCGGCTCTTCGACGGCTTCGGGACCGTTGTGCCGTTGGAGATGGCGAGGATGTCGGAACGCGTCGGCATCACCAGCCGGGCGATCTCCTGCCAGTCTGTCTCATAGGGCTTGCGCTGCGTCTTCATGCCCGCAAGGCGGCGTTCGCAGTTCTCGCGCAGCGTCAATCCCATCAGAGCCAGTCCTTTTCCAAGCCGAAGCGCGTCACGGGCGGCTTCTCGCCGACGATCATGCGGCGCGCGATCTTGTAGGCGACGGCGAGCCCCAACAGGCCATAGACGATGGCGGCGGGATCAGGCACCGAGCGGGCGGGTCGTGGCCGGAGCACCGAGCGTCGGCGACGTGAAGATGGACGAGGCCATTGCCAGACGGCGGCGCTGGATGTCACCTGCCGCCATCGAAGAGGGGCCGCTTCTATCGGGCGCGCGGGCCGCCTGCCTCTCGGGCGGAGCGTCGGGCATCTTGGGGGTTTTGAACATGCACATTCTCTGTTCCTCCTTCACCCGACGAACGGATACGCGACCACGACCGCCGCCGCCATGTAAAGACAGAAGATGACCCGCCATGCCACCATTCTCAGGTGCCTATCGTCGCTGGTCTTTGGAGAGTTCTGCATAGCGGTCGTATTCCTGCTGCGGAAGCCCGGCGAGGCCGCCGAACACCATCTTGCGCTTCGGTGTCGAGATCAGTCCATACACCGCCGCGTCGCCCTTGTCAGGGCTTCTCCCGAGCCGGGCGATCAAACCTGTTGGTTTCCCGTCCTGCGTCGGCTTGCCGCGCTTCGGCTCGACCATGATCCCGGCAGGCGTCAGCCACCAGCGCGGTGCGGCGAGGTCGGCCAAGAGTTCCTGATCGTCGGGCAGGTAGATCGGGTGCGGATTGGTGGGGTCGAGCGCCTCGCGCATTCGCCAGTAGAGTTCGCTGCGCAGGTTCGCGAAGCCAAGCTGGCCGCTCTTGTCGGTCCCGAGGCTCTTCGCCCCGCCGTTCACACCGACGACTTGCACATGGTTCGCGTGGAGGAAGTCGTAAGGCGCGGTCCCGACGCCGACGATGTCGATATGGACGACCGCGTTATCCCGTCGCCGTGCAACGACCTGTGAGGCCACGGCGGGACCGTCCATGACCTTGATACCCTTGAGCGAGATTAGGTCGTCAAACCACGTTCCATGCCGCCGTGCGATGACGGTGCGATCCTTGCTCGACCCGACCATGCCGCCCATGTTGCCGCGCGACACGTCCACGCCCATACTGTCCATCGGGCCTTTCTCGTCGCGCGGACGCCAGCGCAGCATTGCTGCTTCGATCCAGTCGGTCGGGATCAATTG